AGACCGGCAAGCAGTACGCTCTGAAGGCGTGGAACAAGATCAAGCCCACCGCTGAGCTCCACGAGAGGATCATGCAGGCGGTCGACGCTCAGAAGCGGAGCGACCAGTGGCGCCGGGAGAACGGGCGCTACATACCGAACCCGAGCACATGGCTCAACGGCGGCTACTGGGACAATGAGGAGGTGAACGAAGGTGCAGAAAATCAGCGAGATCCTGAACAGCCCGACAGCTCCGGCCGAGATTGGGGCAAGGGCTTCAAACCGGCCGACGACGAGTGACGCCGGTAACTGGATCTGGAGCAACGACGAGCGCATCGCGGGCCGTCCCGGAGTCCCCGAGCCTGTCCGCTGCGAGTTCTGTGGAGCGCTGCGCTACCACAAGGGCATCACGCTCGGCGATCGCATCCTCTGGCCGCCATACGGAGCCGAGCGCTGCACCTGTCCCGAGGCCGTGGCTGCCTATGAGAAGGCGAAGGCAGAGCGCGAAGCTGCTGAGGCCGCAGCCGCCAAGGCTGAGGAGGAGAAGAAAATGCGGGATCGCATCAAGCGCATCGTCGGCGAGTCAGGCATGGGCGACCGTTTCCTGCGGCGCACCTTCTCCACATTCCAGCTCACAGACGACAACAAGCGAGCAGCGGCAGCCGCCCGGCGCTATGCCGAAGGCTTCGACACCATGCTGCCGCAGCCCGGTCGTCAGGAACCTGGCCGCAACGGCCTGTTTATCGCGGGCCCGCCGGGCACCGGCAAGACCCACCTCGCCGCTGCCATCGCCAACCACCTGATCGTGCAAGGCAAGCCGGTCATCTGCATGACGATGATCGACCTGCTGGAGCGCATCAAGCGCACCTACTCCACGACTGGCGGCAGCGAGAGCGACGTCCTGAAGATCTACAAGACCGTCCCACTCCTCGTGATCGACGACATCGGCAAGGAGCCGCCGACCGAGTGGGCGATCTCCACGGTCTACAACATCATCAACGGCCGCTATGAGGCATACCTGCCGACCATAGTGACCACCAACTACGACACCGAGGCCCTGATCGACCGCATGACGCCGCGAGAAAGCCACGACAGCATGACGGCCCGGGCCACCATCGACCGGCTCATGGAAATGTGCAGGGGCATCACCCTCACCGGCCAGAGCTGGCGCTCACGATAGGAGGAACAACATGAAAAAGGTTTACATCTGCTCCCCGTGCCGCGGGGACTACGAGAACAACATCCAGCGCGCCAAGGAATACAGTCGCGCGGCTGTGGAGAAGGGCGTCATCCCCGTCACCCCGCACATCTATCTCACGCAGTTCATGGACGACAACGTCCCCGAGGAGCGTGAGCTGGCCCTGAAGATCGGCAGCGAGCTGGTGCTCGGCTGCTCCGAGCTGTGGGCCTTCGGTATTGACCACCCTTCGGCCGGTATGGCTGCGGAGATCGAGCTCGCCAAGGCGCACGGCATCCCCGTCCGCAACGGCTTCGAGGCCATCAGCGAGCTGAAGCCTGACGAGGAGCCCGAAAGCGGCGAGGAGGACGATCCCAACATTGGCAGCGTGACGATCCACCTGCCTGCCCGCGGCGGCTCCATCCACGTCCACCTCGACGGTGCCACCATCCTCACGCTCGCCGACCGCCTGATCTCCGATCCGGGCGTCCACATCGAGATCGGAGGCTGAACGCCGTGACGAAGTACGACCCGAGAAAGAACGCGGAGGGCTACAACGACCCGACGCCCTACGCAGCCGAAAAACACATGATGGCGCAGATCCGCGGCAAGCAGGCCAGAGTCGCCGGCGGCTACTTCGAGAATATCATCTCGGCCTCGTGCGACTACTACCTCAGCCGCGGCCTCGCAAAGATCGAAAAGACGCCGGAGCCCATGAAGCCCCTCGGCGCCAAGAACCGCAAGGGCCAGTTCCTCGCCTGCTATACCAAGCAGGCCCAGCCGGACTATGGCGGCACCCTGAAGGGCGGCCGGAGCATCTACTTCGAGGCCAAGCACACCGACGACGAGCGCATCGAGCAGCGCCGGCTCACTCAAGAGCAGCAGGACGACCTCGAGGCCCATCACAAGCTCGGCGCCATCGCCTTCGTGCTCGTTTCCGTGAGCCTGACGGACTTCTACCGCGTGCCGTGGCCCGTCTGGCGCGACATGGCCGAGATCTACGGCCGCAAGTACATGACGCACGCAGAGCTCTCCCGCTACGAAGTACCGGCGACGGCCGGCTTTATCAAGTTCCTGCACGACATCGAGTCGGAAACGCTCGGAAAGGAGGATGCCCATGATCCCACTCCCTGACAAGAAGTACAGCATCATCTACGCCGATCCTCCGTGGAGCTATCAGAACCGCGGCACCAGAGCGGCAGCCTCCAAGCACTACGACACCATGACCATCGAGGACATCAAGCGCATGGGCGTCGGAGCTGCGGGGGGGGGGGGTATTGCTAACGAGGATTGCGTGCTTTTCATGTGGGCGACCTTCCCCATGCTCCGCGAGGCCCTCGACGTGATCGAGGCGTGGGGCTTCAGCTACAAGACCGTCGCCTTCAACTGGGTAAAGCAGAACAGAAACGGCACCGGCATCTTCATGGGGCTCGGAAACTGGACGCGCAGCAACTCAGAGATCTGCCTGCTGGCGACCAAGGGCAAGCCGAAGCGCATCAGCGGCAGCGTCCGCAGCATCGTCCTCTCCCCGCTCCAGCAGCACAGCAGAAAGCCGGCCGAAATCCGCGACAGGATCGTCGAGCTGATGGGAGACCTGCCCCGCATCGAGCTTTTTGCCCGAGAAGCCGCCCCGGGATGGGACGTGTGGGGCAACGAAGCGCCGACGCCTGAAGTCAAGGACGCG